GCCAGTTTGCTTCTGTCTACTCACAACAGCGGGGCGACGAATTCCGGAAGCAATATCGAGCCTGTGAATGCGGCAATCGCTTCAGCACCATCATCAGGAGGCCGGAGCAGTGCCACTAAAGCCCGGCCGATCGAAGCAGACTATTGCGGAGAATATCAGGAAGCTGATTGCAGAGGGCTATCCGCCAAAGCAGGCGGCAGCCATTGCCTACGAAGAGGCACGGAAGTCAAGACGACGTTAATTGCAAAACGATTTGCAAGCTGCGATAGGCACGCTGAGGCCAGCCATGCACGATACACAGCATGGCACGATCACCCGCCGAACGTCTCGCCCTCTTTGAACAGCTCCGCGACAAAGTCGAAGGAGCGCTGTTGAGCGGTGCGCCCGTCGTGAGTTACTCGCTCGATGGGCAAATGGTGACGAAAGAGCCGACCAGCACTTGGCTGGCCGAACTCGACGCACGCATCGCCGACCTTCGACGTCAGGCAGGCACTGGGCTTTCTGCATCCCGTAATTTGGTGAGGTTTCAATGAGTGACCTCACCGCACGAATAGCAGCCGCAGGGCAGCCAACGCGACTAGATCGTGTTGTGATGGCCGTGGCTCCAGGTTACGCAGCAAAACGCATCCGCAGCCGTGTAGATCATGAGCTGCGAATGGCAATGAGCGAACGCGCGGCCGAGAACCTGAGTGTGTGGGAAGCTGCAGGCAACGACCGGCTTCGCGGCGAAAAGTGGATCACCAGCCAGATGACTGCAAACGATGCTTTGCAGGACGAACTGGAGACGCTGGTTGATCGAGCGGTTGACCTGTTCCGCAACGACGTGTTCGCGGCCTCCGCAATCAATGGCCGCGTTGATAACGTGATTGGAACAGGCATTCGCCCGCAATGCCGCGTACAGGCTGAGCGTGGGCTATTGACGCCACGGCAGGCCGAAGAATTCCGGATGCTGTCCGAATGGTATTTCGCCAAGTGGGCGGAGGCCGAAGGTTTCTTCGCAAAGCAGAGGCTGCTGGAACGCTGCAACGCGATTTGGGGCGAGTCGTGGCTGCACATGGCGGACGATGAACGACCCGACAGGCCAACAACGCTCACTGTTCAGGTTGTCAGCCCGAGCCGAATTCCGATCATTACTTACAGCCGCTATCAGGTGGGCGAGAATCGACGCCTCGGGCTTCGGCTTGACGCACTGCAAAGGCCAGTGGCCGCATACGTGCGCCGCAGCCTTCCGTATGACAGCCGGCAGCTCGATCTCACCGAAGACGAAATCAGCCTCGATGATATCCTGCATTGCTACGAAGAGCAGACACCTGGGCAACTCCGCGGAGTCCCGTGGCTTGCTCCGGCGATGGGCAAGCTGAAGGATCTGAAAGATTTCGTGCACGCAAATCTTGTGGCCGAACAGGTTGCCGCGTGCTACGGGGCATTTGTGACTGGCGTGACAGATCCCGTATTGATGGCGACGGGTGGCCGCGTCAAAAGCAATCTCGAAGACCTCGCCCCGGGGAGCGTGCAATACCTCGGCGATGGTGAATCAATCCAGTTCAGCGATCCTGCGAGGCCCGGCACTACGCTTGCCCCGTATGTTGAGTGGGCTTTGCACGGCGTGGCAGCAGCCCTGCGATACCCGTATGAGCTGTTGGCAAAGCAATTCACTAACAATTTCAGCGGCGGGCGACTCGCTCTCATCGACGGCCGAATCACGTTCAAAAATTGGCAATACCAACTGATTGAGCACGTCCTGCGAAAGGTGTGGGCTCGCTTTATCGACCGCTGCGTAATTCAGGGCTTGCTGCCTGTTGATCCAGTGAAATACGAAGAAAACCGGCACCACTTCCTGCAGCATCAATGGATACCGCCAGGCTGGCCGTGGGTTGATCCGGACAAGGAAGTGAAGGCAGACGTCGCGGCAATTGAGGCTGGCCTGACGACGCAGACTGAAAGCCTTGCCGCACGTGGCCGCGACTTTGACGAGACGCTTCAGCAGATTGAGCGAGAGCAACGGGCGAAGGCAGAGATGGAAGCCCGCATGATAGAGTTTCGGCAGGAACTCGGTCTTGATGATTTCGGCGACACCACGGACGACAGCGCGGACAACACGCCAGACACAACCGCACCGCCAAACGGGCAGCCCGTCTCAGAGGGCGACATGGCGACGCAGACGGCGACCGCAGCGCTGTTGGCGAAATACGATGGCATCGACTTTACCCCGCCTGCAGGCGTGCGAGCGGAGGCCCGCAAGGGGCTTGCCTGGCGACGCGAATACAAACGCGGCGGAACCGCTGTTGGCGTGGCCCGTGCTCGGGATCTGAGCAACGGTAAGCCAATGAGTCCCCGCACGATCAATCGAATGGTGAGCTTTTTTGCCAGGCACGAAGTGGATAAGCAGGGCGAAGGATTCAGCCCCGGAGAGCCCGGCTTTCCGTCAAACGGCCGGATCGCGTGGGCATTGTGGGGCGGCGACCCCGGCAAGGCGTGGTCCGAAAAAGTCCAGGCACAAATGCGAGCGAGGGACAAGCGATGACGACCGCAATCAGCACAGCACCGCCAGCAGACGCATTCCGCACGGACGCGATCCGCGACCAGCCCCAGCGTGTGGACCGGCAGGCAAACGTGATTTACGGCGCGTCCATGATGCAGGTGGGCGACCTTAACGAGGGCGACGCCAGGCCGTGGACAGTGGACATGGAAACGCTGCAGCAGGCTCTTAGCCTCGCACAGCAAAGCCGCACGGGCGTGAAGGCGAGATTCACGCATCCGAATATGTCCAGCGACGGCATGGGCTCTTATCTCGGCAGGTGGGCAAACTGGCGAATCGAGGGCGAAACTCTCCGGGCTGATCTGCACATCGCAGACGCCGCATTCACCAGCCCACAGGGCGACCTCGGCAATTACGTGATGGATTTGGCGGAAGCCGACCCTGGGGCGTTTGGTGTGAGCCTGGCGCCTCGCAACGACGCGGCCAGCCTGCAGACATTCGAGAAGCGGCCGAACCCGCAACCGAGCGACCGCTGGCCCATCCGCATGACGGCACTGCGAGCGGCTGACGTGGTCGATGAGCCAGCCGCAACCCGCGGCGGATTCTTCTCGCTCGATGCCGACCTTCGCAATCTTCCAGCACAGGCAACAGCCCTGCTGAACACTTATTTCGGCGACGCAGAACCCGACGTGGTCCGGGCGCGAATTGCCGGTTTTCTGGACCGCTACTTTTCGACGAAAGGGCAGCCGATGGCCGCCGAATCAACAACCGAAACCATCACCGAAACCCCGGCTGCTCCAGCAGCAGCTCCACCCGACTTGTGGGCTGCGGCTCCGCCTGTTGTGGTGACGCCAACCGCAGACCTCGCAGAAGCCGAGCGAATCCGCTGCAAGAAAATCCGGGCACTCTGCGACCTCGCGGGGGCCTCGGAGAAATTCAATCAGTTCGTGGATGCTGGCTTTACGGTCGAAGAAACACAAGCCGCACTCAGTCAAATCCTCGTCCGCAAAAACGCAGTCCTCCCCGCCACCGGCGACACCACAACGGCAGACCCGAACGCAGCTGCAAAGGCTGATTTCGCAGAGCAGCAGCGGCTGGGAATGACGTTCGGCATGACCGAGGAAGAGTGGATCAAGCACGCTCCGAAGCCCTGACCTGAAACACCCGTTACTGTCCGTTTTCATTTTCACAGGAGAACACCGCGATGGCGGTTACAGAAAATCAGATCATCAAGCGGCAGGACGGCAACCGACGTTCCTACCCGGTCGCAGCGTCAACGAAAATCTACGACGGTACGCTCGTCTTCTTGACGGCTGGCGGCTATGCCGATGACGACACCGCCACCGGCGTGAACGGCTTCGTTGGCATCGCCAACGGTGAAGCCGACAACACCAACGGCAGCGATGGCGACATCACCGTCGAAGTCTTCGCCGAAGGTGACTTCGTCCTTGTGGGTGCTGGCACCTATTCGCAGGCCGATGTCGGAAGCGTGATTTACGGCGATGACAACTACACCATCAACACCTCAATTGGCTCGACCAGCGTGCCAATTGGGAAGTGTGTGGGATTCGTCTCTGCAACGAAACTGATCGTCGAAATTGAGCCTGTCGGCACGGGCGCCCTGCCTGTCGCGGCACTCACCACGATCACGCACACGAGCCCTGGCACCCCTGACTATGCGATTGCGAACGTTACCAGCAGCTCGCCGTTCGGCTTCTCGACTGCCGACGAAGGCAACACGGTCCTGAGCGTGATTCGCAACCTGCAAATCCGCGTGGCAGACCTCGAAGCCCGTCGTTCCTGATCTGACTTAATTCGCTTTCATTCACAATTCAAAAGGAGATCAGGGCAATGGCTCTGGACACAGCAAAAGCAGTGGCCGCATCGCGGGCACTGACCGCAAAATTCAATCGCGAGTCCGCTGCAGTGCGGACGTTCTACCCGCAGATTTGCACCGTGGTTGCAAGCAATGGTGCAGACGAGCAGTACGGCATCCTCGGCGCCATGCCGGCGATCCGCGAGTACCTCGGGGATCGGCAGTACAACAAGCTCCG